TTTTACACAAGACTTTTATTACTATGCAATTCCAAACGGTGGTGCAAGACATAGGCTTGTTGCCATCAAATTAAAGATGGAAGGAGCAAAGGCTGGAGTTGCTGATATGTTTTGGATGATTTCTAATAAAAATTGGAATGGTTTATTTGTTGAAGTTAAGATTGATAAAGGAAGTCAGCAACCAAATCAAAAATCTTTTGAGCAGATAGCAATTAATCATGGTTATTATTATGCAGTTGTAAGAAGCATTTATGATTGCGAAAGTTTAATTCGTAGATTTAGATTGGATGAGATTTGAAGGATAATCATTTAAGCGCAGTCAAATGGATTACAATGAGATTACAACGACCTACAATCCAAGTAGTTATCGACTGCGCAACCTATCACGATTTAAATTATAGTCTAAAAATAAATCTAAATCGAATCAAAATGAACAACGGATCTTCAAGGTCGGCATACCATCAAACAAAAAAAATTAAGGATTATTTGGAATTACATAATTTATAATGTAAACTTTGTATATGGAAAAGATTAGATATCAAGGAGTTATCAAAGAAGAGGTCAACCATCCTGAGCATTATCAGGGTAATGGCATTGAGGTCATTGTTGTAATTGATTATTTTGACTTAAACTTTAATCTTGGAAACGCAATTAAGTACATACTGCGAACCGACAAGAAAGGATTTAAAAAGAAAGATTTAAGTAAAGCAGTTTGGTATTTAAATCGGGAACTTGAAAAGTGGAAAGGTTAATCTTGTAGTAACAGGTATTTTTGTAGGCATCTTGTATATTGTATTTATATTGATTTACATAGTCCTAATTCTAAAAAATAAAGAGTGAACGGAATAGACCACCTTGTTAAACGACACAGACATTGGATAAACATTGTCAGGAAGTTTGGTGAGTTGACCTATGCTGAAGATATAGTACAAGAGGCTTATATTAAGATCTTGGATAAAAACAAAGAAATTAATGAGGCTTACTTTTACTACACATTAAGAAGTCTAACTGCTGATTTATTAAGAGTAAAAATAATAAAGGTTGAGTTTACAAAAGAGATTGAATATTTAATTTCAGAATATGAAACAGAAGATTTAATTATTGAATCAACTAAACCTTATTTTGATTATATAGCAACTTGGGATTATTATGATCAGATGCTATTTTCAGTTTATTTAAAAAAAGGAATATCAATGAGAAAGATGTCAAGAGAATCAGGCATTTCATTTACATCTATTTATAATTCAATTAAAAATTGTAAAAACAAATTACGACAATGGGCAAAAGAAAATCACAAGGACTTGGAGATTCAATAGAAAAGTTCACAGAAGCAACAGGCATTAAAGCAGGAGTTGACAAATTAGCAGAAGCAATAGGTTTTGATTGTGGATGCGAAAAAAGAAAAGAAGTACTTAATAAATTATTTCCATACAATAATCCTCAATGTTTGTCATTAGAAGACTACGATTATTTAACTCAATTCTTTGCAGTCAATCACGAAACAATCACTCCAATGATACAGAATGATTTGGCTAATATCTATTTTAATGTGTTTAATGTTAGATTACAACAGACATCTTGTGATTCATGCTGGAGAGATACAATAGGCAAATTACGCAAAGTCTACATGGAGCATGATAATGAAGCCTGATGAAAGGGCAAGAGTAATGTATATTAATTGTCTTTACTATACAGGTACAAAGACAATGGCAATTCAATGTGCATTATATATTGTACAAATGATTATTGAACAGAAACTAAAAATTGATGACAAGATTTACTGGAAGTTAGTCAAGGAGGAAATATATTTAATAGATAAATAGTTTGGATTTCAATTTTTTTCAAATGGATGATATAAAAAAACAAAGGGGTGGTGCAAGAGCAAATTCTGGTAGGCTAAAAAAAGATGAAGTTATTTCATTGATTGAAACAATGGATGCAGTCAAAGTACCAGAAGCAATTTGGATTAAGTTAGGGGAAAGAATAGAAGATGGAGATACTAATGCCATTAAGACTTGGCTACAGTACAGGTATGGTATGCCAAAGCAAGTCATAGATCAAAACAATACGCATACAATAAACGATTTCGACATAAAAGACATTGTCAAATTTGAGTGATAAATTTAAATGATAAATATAAGCCGTTATTTTATTCAGATTCAAGATACTATGTAATAACTGGTGGTCGTGGTTCTGGTAAATCGTATGCTTTAAACTCATTCCTTTTGCTTCTAACGTATGAAGTTGGTCATGTGATACTATTTACAAGGTACACATTAACATCTGCTCATGTGTCAATCATTCCAGAGTTTACAGACAAGATTGAAACTGCAGGATTGCAGGATCATTTCTACATTACAAAGGATGAGATTATTAATACTCAAACTAATTCAAGGATAATATTCAAGGGTATTAAAACAAGTAGTGGAACTCAAACCGCCAACCTAAAGTCATTGGCTGGAGTTACTACCTTTGTACTGGATGAAGCAGAAGAATTAGTTGATGAAGATGTATTTGATAAGATTGATTTATCGGTTAGGCATAACACAAAGCAGAATAGAGTTATACTAATTCTAAACCCTGTAACAAAAGAGCATTTCATCTATAAACGATTTTTTGAAAATAAAGGAGTGGATGCTGGTACATCTGGAGTTAAAAAAGATACTACCTATATTCACACAACTTACAAGGACAATAAAAAATATCTTTCTAATTCATTCATATCACAAATTGAAAGCCTACAAGAAACCAATGCTAAAAAATATGAGCATACAATATTAGGTGGTTGGTTAGATAAGGCAGAAGGTGTTGTGTTCACCAATTGGAAGTTTGGCGAGTTTAACCCAAATCAATTACAAACATCTTATGGTATGGACTTTGGCTTTTCAATAGATCCAGATGCTTTAGCAGAGGTTGCAATAGATAAAGCAAGAAAGATTATCTATGTCAAGGAGGTAATTTATGAAAGAGGATTAAAGACACATATCCTTGCATCGCTTATTAAAGAAAAGTGTAGTAACAATTTGATCATAGCAGATTCAGCAGAGCCAAGACTAATAGATGACCTGCGTTATCAAGGAATTAACATACAACCTGTAAAGAAAGGTACAATTGAATCAGGAATAATTAGAATGCAAGATTATCAAATCATTGTAGATTCTCAATCTCAAAACATTGCCAAAGAATTTAACAACTATGTTTATTTAAACAAGGCATCTAAATTATATCTTGATGCTTGGAATCATATTATCGATGCTATTAGGTACAACATCATTTACCATTTAGATAATCCAAATCAAGGCAACTATCATATTTATTAAGACAAAAACAAACAATTTACGTTTATACATTATGAAAGTAAAAATTTCAATCCCAACAACATTAAGCGAAGTAAAATTAAGCCAATATCAGAAGTTTGTTAAGATTGCAACAGAAAATGAAGAAGGCACATTTCTAAACCAAAAGATGGTTCAGATATTTTGTAATGTAGATTTATTTGTAGTTGCCAAGATGAAGCAACAGGATTTAAATTATGCAGTAGGTAAGATTACAGATTTGTTTAAAAAGATTCCAGAGTTAGTCACAATTTTTAAATTAAATGGGACAGAGTTTGGATTTATACCTAATCTAAACGATATGTCTTCAGGTGAATACATGGACTTGGATGGATACATTACTGATTGGGAAGATAGCCATAAAAGCATGGCAGTTCTTTACAGACCAATTAAACAAAAATTAGGTAATAAATACTTGATTGATGACTATGAGGGAAGTGATAAGTTTGCAGAACAAATGCTTGATGCACCTATGGATGTTGTATTAAGCAGTAAGGTTTTTTTTTGGACTTTAGGTCGAGAATTATTGAAAAGTACGATGGACTTTTTGGAACAGAGCAAGCCGATGAGTTTAGCGAAACTGCACAATTTGGAAAAAGATGGGGTTGGTATTCTTCAATCTATGCCTTATCACAGGGCGATGTTAGAAGATTTGATGAAATTACCAGCTTACCCATTAATCAATGCCTAACTTTTTTAAGTTTTGAGAAACAGAAGAACGAATTAGAAATTAAAATGATTAAACAAAATAGATAATGAACGGATTTTATTACGTTATTGATAAGTTAAGGGACTACATTAAAGATACAGGCTTTGTGCATACGGTTAGCACTGGTGATATTTTTGAAGTTGATTTAGTAAAGCAGACTATATATCCTTTAAGCCATATCATTGTAAACAATGCAAGTCCAAAAGAATTTGTTAGCAGTTATAACATATCAATATTATTTATGGATCTTGTAGATATAAGCAAAGAAAATGCGACAGATATATTTGAGGGCAACGATAATTTATTAGATATATTAAATGACCAATTAGCGATTGCACAAAGATTGGTGAGTAGTTTAAAACGTGGCGAATTGTTTAGTAATTTAGTTCAGATTGATGGAGATCCATTGTGCGAACCATTTACAGATAGGTTTGAAAATAAGGTTGCAGGATGGACATTGACTTTTGATATTATTGTACCTAATGATATGACTATCTGCTAATGGAACTAAAGAATACAGAAGCCTTAATAAAACGATTCAGGGACTATGTTATTCAGCAGTCAAGGTCTAACTTATCTAAAAGCAGAAAGAACAACACAAAGGAGTTGTACAATAGTATAAAAGGCGAGATAGTAAGTGAAAAGGATTATTCTATTGTTGGTTTTAAAATGGCCGACTATGGAATGTTTCAAGATCAAGGTGTTAAAGGAAAGAGTAGTTCAGCCAAAGCACCCAATAGTCCATTTAAGTTTGGTTCAAAGTCTGGTCCCGAAGGTGGATTAACTAATGGGATTGAAAGATGGGTAAAACAAAAAGGAATACAATTCAGAGATAAAAAAAGTGGTAAGTTTATATCGTATCAATCAACTGCTTTTATTATTACTAGAAGTATTTATCAAACAGGATTAAGACCAAGTTTGTTTTTTACAAAGCCATTTGAAGCAGGAAAGAAAAAGTATATTGATAGCGAAATAGGAAGGGCCTTTGCAATGGATGTGGATTATATAGTAGACTACGAATTAAAGAAAATAAAATGATAATATACGCAAGATCTCCTTACTTAATTGAGATTAACGAAGCAGCACAGACAAGCAGTAGATTAGAGATATTTCTATGGAATAGTCCCAATTCTATGCCATTAAATGCAACCTATACATTGTCAAAAAAAGTAGCATCTAATGCTCAAAGGTCTACGATTTATAACGTATCACCTTACATTAGAGAATACATTGATAATATTGTTTCAAGTAATGGGACAAACAATCAATGGTGTAATGTTGTAATTAAACGATATAAGGATTTATTAACAACTCCAATAGACACTATTGCTTATGCTGGAGTAGATGGATATAATAATTACATTGAAGGATACAATCAAACAAATGCTTTGAACAATTATTGTCTATTAAGTGATAATACTAAAGAAATTCAGTACAATTTAAATAGTATTCCTTATGTAAACGTATTAATTAACAACGCTGCAGGCGATAAATTAGATGTTGAATACAAGGATACAAGTAATAACAATGTAATTACTACTCCTGTTTTTGGAACGGGAGTAAGTGCAGGCAAATATATGTATAAAGTACCTTTGACAACATCAAGTGCAAACTATAATAATGGTACAATTACTACCTTAAAGTATTTTGTTGGTGGTACATTAACCTATTCATCAATATTTAATGTAACTCCTATTTGCGAGAATAAATATACACCAGTACAATGTTCATTTATTAATCGTTTTGGTGGGTGGCAGTTCCTTACATTCTTTAAGGCACAGACAAATCAATTAACGGTAACAAGTACAATGTACAACTTGCTTCCAAGTTCATTTAATTACAATGCGTACAAAGGTCAATCCAAAGCATTTAATTATAATGGAAGGCAAACGGTAACTTTAAATACAGGATTTGTACCTCAAAATTATTCAGATATAATACAGGATTTAATGTTAAGTGAAGTTATCTTATTAGATAACAAACCTGTAACTTTAAAAACAAATCAAACAAATTTAAAGACAACTATTCAAGACAAGAATATTAATTATACAATGGATTTTGAATATGCCTATAATTTATTAAATAATGTAATATGATTAATGTAAGCATTTTTGTTTATGGGGATGATGGTTTAGCAAGAAGACTTGAATTATTTGAGGATGAAAATATATCAATCAATAGTTCAATCCAGAATGTTAATGATATTTCTAAAGTCTTTACAGATTTTAGTCAATCGTTTACCGTTCCTGCAACTAAAAATAATAACATTATATTTAAACATTGGTATGAAAATAGTTTAGATTCTGGATTTAATGCCACTAAAAGAAAAGATGCTTACATTGAGATTGACACATTGCCATTTAGAAAAGGAAAGATTCAATTAGAAAAAGCAAGTTTTAAAAAAGGTGATATTGATAATTATTCATTAACATTTTTTGGATCTCTTATTTCATTAAAGGATTTATTTGCAAATCGGTTTTTAAGGGATTTTAATTATTCAACATACAACTTTACTTATACAGGTGCAGTAGTAAGGACAAGAATTACTGGTGGTGTAACAAATGATGTTAAATTTCCTTTAATATCTTCTTACAATGTTTGGCAGTATAACACAAATGGAAATAGTCAAAGCAATTGGGATATACAAAAAAATGCAACACCAATTTCTTATTTAGATTTATTTCCAGCAATGCGAGTGAGCAAGATTTTAGAATCTATTGCAACACAATTAGGCATTACATTTAGTGGTTCATTTTTAAGTAGTGCAAAATTTACAAATGCTTTTCTTTGGTTAAAAAATACAGATAGATTTATTCAAAATTCTTATCCTAACATAATAGATTTCCAATCTGCAACAAGTACTACAGGATCAGCAGTAATATTTAACACAGGAACAAATACATTAAATTATGTTCAGCCTACATTACCTATTTATTTAAGTTCATCTAATATTGAATTAACTTTTAGTGTTGCAGGTATTGAATTTACTTTTGCAGTTTATAAAAATGGAGTAAAATTAAATGAGCAACAATTTTTAACGCAGACAACATTAATGACTTTTACTGCACCTTTAAATGACACAGGTGCTTATACTTTTTATATATCTGCATTAGTGCCTGTTACGTTTACAGGAAATTATAAATTAGAGTTAAGAGATGGTAGTGGTAATCTTACCACAGATTTAAATGCAATAAGAGGAACAACGCAAACAACAAATAGTATTTTAGATGTTGCTGGTTATATGCCAGAACTTAAAGCAGAAGATTTCTTTAGTGGTTTATTAAAGATGTTTAATCTTACTTGCTATTCAACCGATGGAATCACTTATAACATTGAGCAATTAGAAGAATGGTATTCAGCAGGTCAAACCTATGACATATCAGAATATTGTCAAACAGATGAAATAGATGTAGAAAGAGTAAAGCCTTTTAAAACGATTAATTTTAAATACCAAAAATGCGAGAACTTATTGGCAACGGCTTTTCTTGCTCAATCTGATATTCCGTATGGTGATCTAAAATATGAAGTTGATAATGATGGTGAAGAATATTCGATTGAATTACCTTTTGAAAATATGCCATTTACTAAATTTACTGATACAAATTTACAAGTAGGCTATTCAATCAAAGCAGATTTAACTGCTTATATACCAAAACCTGTTATACTATACGATTATGGAGTGGTCCAAACATTATCATCTGCACAACACTTCCATTTTTACGATGGAACTTCAAGTGCAACTACTACAACTTATAACTTATTTGGTCAAGATACTTTAGTATCGGCTGCCGTTAGTACTATAAATTGGGGTGCAGAACAATCAACTTATACCAACTTTGTTGAAACCAATTCTTTGTTCAATAATTATTATTCAGCATATTTATCAAACACCTTTAATCAAAAGGCAAGGCTAATGAAATTAAAAGCAATTTTACCAATATTTCTATTATCTAAACTTGCCTTAAATGACAAGATAGTTATTCGAGATAAACGATATATTATAAATTCATATCAGACAGAATTAACAACTGGGGAAACAAGTTTTGAATTAATGTCTGATTTTAGGGCAATTACTTTAGGTGCTACAACAACTACTACTACTGCAACACCAACGACAACTACTACAAGTACAAGTACAAGTACAACAACTCAACCAACCACGACTACAAGTACGACAACTACAACTAGCACTACAACTGCTACACCAACAACGTATTATAAACTTGATTCTTGTTCAGCGGGTTATGGTCAATTATATACATCAATAGTACCTAATTTAGTTAGTCAAAGATATATTGATTCGGTTACTCAGGTATTTTATGTTTGGGATAATACAACGACAACTTCACCAGCCACCATAGGTAGTAATATCCAATTAGTTTTTGCACAACAAAATTGCCCAACTACAACAACAACAAGCACAACGACAACCACATTAGCACCTGTAAACTTTACAATTTCTAATGCTTGCTCTGGTGGATCTGGTACGGTAACAATAAATTCATTTAGTGGAGGTAGTGGAACATATCAAGCATCGGATGTCGTTTATACATCACAAGTAAATGCTTATACAGGTAATTTTGTTAGTGCTACTGCACCTACAAATTATAATGGTGTTGCTGATGGTACTTGGTGGATTGCTTTAAGAGATGCAAATAATACAAATAATGCAATTGCTAAATCAATTGTAGTAAGTTGTGCGACTACCACAACAAGTACAACTACAACAACAATACAAGTAGTTTGGTATAGGCTTTACGCTTGTAGCAATGGAGATACTTTATATTCTCAATCTTATAACATTGGAACTTTTAGTTTGAATGATCGTGTAACATTTGGAGGTGCATTCTTTACGGTTGAAGAAGTTAGATTTAATCAACCAGCAGGTAATTTAATTGCTATAAGTGCAACAGGTTTAACAGGATGTCCAGCGACTACTACAACTACTACAAGTACAACTACCACCACAACAACTACTGCTGCACCTGTATTTACATATTTAAGATATGATGTTGATGGTAATTGTGGAACTTTTAATCCAATACCATTCTTCTCATATAATAATTATGCAAACGGATTTTATTACTTAAATGGGGAAGGTACTTTAAGATATTTGTCTTCTGCTTCGCATAGTAATTTTACTAATCAAATTAATAGTGTTACAGGTGGTTCTTGTGCAACGACAACTACTACTACGACTGCTGCACCAACAACTACAACAACTACTGCTGCGCCAACAACTACAACAAGTACAACTACTACTACAACTTGTACTCCTTACGGTACTTACATAGGCGAGTTTTGTGGAGGTGCGCCAGACTTTAATAAGATAGGTATTTTTGCAGATGGTAATTGTGGAACTTACAATTCAGTTATTGCTTATAACGATCCTGCTTGTGGATATGTAGCACCTACGACCACCACTACGACAACGGCTGCACCAACTACAACTACAACCAC